GTTAAAGCTCTTACGATTAACAAAATTAAACCTATTCTTAAACTTATATCTGGTATTGAACGACAGTCTCGTAGTGATTTTAAAGCTTTCCCAGAAGGTGGTGAAGACACCAAAGCTGCCGACATAGCTTCTCGTTTGATGAAGAATGTTTCAAAGATTTCTAAAGTTGAACACAAGCACTCCGAACAGTTTAAAAGTGGTAGTATTGGCGGTGTTTCTTACATTGAACCTTATATGGACTACTCTTACGACCTTATAAACGGGTTGTTAAAGTTCAAGAAACTCGCTGCTGTAAACGTATTTCCAGACCCAGATGCAGAAGAATATGACCTTAGTGACGGTGCATTTATCGCTAAAGTAACGCTTGATCTTTCAGAAGACCAGTTGGTAGCCATTTTCCCTGAAGAAGAAAGCAGAATTAAGAAACTTAGTAGTGGGAAGATAGATTTTGAGAACATTAAAGGTACTCTTGTAACAATTGAGAATAGAAAAGACTATGAGGAACATTTCAACCAAGATGAAGAAGTTGTTCGTGGGAACTTTGACCTTATAGACTATTTTTATAAGAAATTAACAAAGAAATACTTTCTTGCGTCACAGGAACAAGGCCAAATTAAAGAATTCGATACAAAAGAAGAAGCCGAACAAGCTCAATCACAAATACCAGATTCTATAATCATAGTAAAGATGATTCCTGTTATTCGCCATGCACAGGTTGTTGGCTCAGAACTGTTCTATGATGATGTAGCTTGGTTTTATCCTAGATGGAAGAAGTTTAACATATTACCCTTCTTTTCAGAACGAATCACAGAGAATATTGGAGATAAAGAGTTAAATATTCAAGGTATTGTTCGTACTATTAAAGACCTTCAAGAAGAGTTTAATAAACGACGTACCCAAGAACTCCAACACCTTAATTCATCCGCTAATTCTGGTTTTGATATTGAAAAGGGTCAACTTGACTCTCAAGAACTTGCAAAACTTAAAAAGTATGGTAGTTCACCTGGGTTTGTCGTACAACGTAAACCAGGGTCTGCTCCAATTAATCGTCTTGTTCCAATGCCACTCTCTCAAGGTCATGCACAATTAGCTGAAGAAAACTCTCAAGATTTGAAAGAAGCTAGTGGTGTTAACCCTGACCTGTTAGCTACGGACTCCAAATCCCAATCTGGTAGAGCTATCCTCCTCAAGCAACGCCAGGGTCTTGTGATGATTCAGGAAGCATTAGATAACTTTGGTGAGACTAAACAGTTGACAGGTCAGTTCATTTTATCACAGCTTAAAGAAATATTCACGGTTGAATCTGCAATGAAAGTATTGGGAGATGCTTGGGTGGCAGAAAACTATACACTTCCAGTTAATATTATACTCACAAGGGCATTAGAAAAAGTTGAGAATGGTAAGAAGTTAACTGAATTAGAACAAGCAGTAACTCTACAATATCCAAAAGTATCTAATGAACCAATAATGGATGAAAGCGGTAATCTTGTTACTGCGGTTGATTTTGATTCAGCCATCCAACAGATAAATTCCGTTCTTAATGATGCAGAACTTGGTCGTTATGACGTATCAATAGGCGAAGGACCATATAGCGAAACAATCCGTATGGCTAATTTCCTTGACTTAAAAGAACTTGCAACACAAGGTCTTCCTATACCTCCTGATGTCTTGATCGAAATGTCAATGATACCGGATGGTGATAAGAAGAAAATACAGGCTAGTTTGGAGAGACAAGCACAGATGATGGCACAAGCTCAAAAGACTGGAGAACAACAATAGGAGGAATCCAAATGGGAATGTTAGATGATTATAAAATATCTTGCGATTACATTAGGAAAGAGTTTAAGTTACCAGAAGATACAAACTTATACGAACTTGTTAATAAAGTAACAATAGCGTATAAAGCAATGGTGGAAGAAAAAGAATTAGATAAACTAAAAGAAGAAGAAAAATCAACTATAGTTGAAACATCCAACAAAGGAAAAAAACGTGGCAGACCAAGAAAATCAAAATGATGAAGTTGAAATTGTTATTGAAGATGATGTTGTAGTAGAGGAAAAAGGTTTTGATGTTGAAGGGTTGAGTGATGATGAGGTAGCTCTTGCTAAGGAACATGGATTGGTTCCAGAAGAGAAAAAGGAAGATGATGGGGATGACGGTAAAGAAGAGAAAGAAGAAAATGTAGAGGAAGAAGAAACCGATGAAGAGGAAGATGAGGAAACAAACGATGACCCTAAGTCTTTTGAAGAAATGGATGGGATATTTGATAAAGATGAAAACAAGTTCCATAAAACATTTACTCCAAACGCAAAGGCATTATATTTCCAGAACAAGAAGAATAAAAATTTACGGCAAGACTTACAACGTGAGGTTGAAGAGTTAAAAACTTCTAAGGATTTAGGTGCACTCAAGGTTAAGGTTAATCAGGAGAAACTTGAGAAGATTAGTGCCATGTTAGATGATACGGAAAACCTTACGATTGAAAAGATACAGTCAGTTCTTGGTGGTAATGTCAAAGATTCTGACGGAACATCAATGATGAGTAAGGAAGATTTTGAGAGAGAGAAAGCTGAATCAGATGCAAGGCAACAAAAAGATCAAGAACGGTTAGCACAGCGTATTAATTTAGCATCGTCTATTGGTAAGAGTAAGTATGATAACTTTGACGATATTTTAAACCTAACTCAAGAAGTTGTTAATGGTGATGCTTCTGGGTTTTATAAGAAAACATTTGTAGATTTAGTAAACAGCTCAACAGTTGATGAGGACCAGATAGTTGATATGGCTTTAACAATAGCCAGACTTAGTCCAAAATTCAAAGACACAATGAATAAAGCAACTCCTGAAGACAAGGAAAAGGTTGGTAGGGTTATTAAAAACTCTAAGAAAAAGGTTAGTAGTGCATCAGTGAGTGGTAGCGGTAAACGAGTTATCACCAATGAAGATGATTTGACGGTTGACGATGCCATCAAAATGAAAGATTCAGAGTTTCATAAATTAAGTAAGAAAACACAAGAGAGATTGCTTGGTAAGAAGTAACTCTCTTACTATAAGGAGTTTTAAAGATGGCTAATACAGTTAGTGATAGTGGACTTAGACCGGAGCTTTGGCAAAAAGTTCTATATAAAAATGTTAAGGATAATTTGTATTTCAGTAAGTTCATGGGAACTGGGGATTCAAACATTATCCAAATAAAAGAAGACTTGAAGAAGGACCGTGGAGATACGATTACTGTTCCTTTGACAACGAAGCTTATCGGTAACGGGATTACTGGTGATGATGAGTTAGAAGGTAACGAAGAAGCAATTAGTGCATATAGTGATTCTATCGCAATTGATCAGGTTCGTAACGCTGTTCGTATGACAGGTGAGTTTGATGAACAAACAAACGTATATGATATGCGTAGTGATGCAAAAGACAAGTTATCCATGTGGGCACAGGAATATCTTGAAAGACAGTTTTTCCTAAAGCTTGGTGGGGTTAATAACACGAGTCTTACTGACGTTGCTGGTAATGTTGTTGGTACTCGTGCTGCGTGGTCAAACGCTCCAGCTCGTGTTCCTAATGATGATATAGGTGCTGGTTATGGAGATAGATACTTGTGTGCAGATTATTCTAATGGTCTTGATTCATTGGCTGCGACTGACCTCATTACACCTGAATTAATTTCTCGTGCAAAGGTTAAAGCAGAAACTAAACAGGCTAATGGTATGCCTACGATGCGACCAATTAAGATTGATGGTGAAAATCATTATGTCTTATTTATCCATCCTTGGCAGGCGTTTGATTTAAAGAACAACGCTACATATGCACAGGCTCAACGTGAAGCACAAATTCGTGGAAGAAGCAATCCTATTTTCACTGGTGCAATGGGTGTATGGGATAACGTTATTATCCATGTTCACGAGTATGTTCCTTTCTTAGACATTGATGTTGCTGGTAATAATTTCTATTCTAGTGGTGCTGGAATTGATGCTAGCGTAGATACGTTCCGTGCGTTGTTATGTGGTGCTCAGGCAGCTGTTCTTGCTACTACGAAAAAGTCTTTCATTATGCGTGAGAAGGATTTTGACTATGGCAACAAAGTTGGACATTCAACTGGTATCATGGGTGGGGTTCAGAAGATTACATATAATTCTGTTGACTATGGTGTCATTGCTCTTGATACTGCTGCAACTGCGTTAGTATAAGTATAAGTTAATCTGGGGAGGGGAGCAATCCTCTCCCCTAATATAGGAGAAACAAATGGGTACACTTACGAATGATAGTACCAAAGCTAGTGAAATGTCTGGTGTTTATAAGTTTTGGTCATTTAACAATTTATCTGTTTCAACTGCTTCAGATACATTAACACTCACAGCAACTGCTAATGGCATTTCTGAAATAACTAATGTTTTTGGTAGTATTAGTGGTGGACAAGATGAACTATTTGCAGCAATTAGTCCGAGTTATTCAGGGTTAGATGTTACAGTTACATCTAAAGCAGCAGCAGGTACAGCATCTACATCATGGACTGATGCTACTGTAAACTTGTTAGTAATTGGAAAATAAGAAGGAGAGTAGTTGATGGGTACATTAACAAATGATAGCACCAAGGCTACAGAGTTCGCTGGTGAATACAAGATGTGGTCGTTCAATAATTTAGCGGTAGGTACTGCGTCAGATACTTTGACACTCACTTTTGCTGCTAATTGTATTGCTGAGATTCAGAATACTATTGTTAGTATTAGTGCTGGACAGGATGAAGCGTTTACATATGTAGCTTCTGATAGTTCGGGATTAATCGTTACAGTAACTTCTGTTGAACAGGATGGAACTGCTGCAACTGATTTCACAGGTACGAAAGTAAACTTGTTGATCATAGGTAAATAAGAAAAACTGTTGGGGTAGGGTAAAACCTGCCCCTTCAACATAGGAGATTGAACATGGCAGTAACAGACACAAACTATGCTGCTCTTTGGGATGTAACAGCTCTTGCTTCTCAGGGTCATGGTTTAGAACCAAAGGGTATGCACCAAAAAGACGAAGTAGCAGAACTTACAGAATTTGAGACTAACTTTAATGGAGTATTGGCTAAGTTAGATTATGAAACTGCTGTTACTGATACAAATTATGCAACATTATATGATATTGATTTGGATAACACTGTTGTTGGAAGTTTGGGACTTGACCAAGATAAGAAGGTATCTTTTCTCCAAGAGTTTATTACAAATTTTAATCTAACGCTTGTTAAGTTAGATACTGAAACATCTGTAACAGATAATGATTATAGTTCTACATTAGCATTAACAGATGTTGTTAATGAAGGAGTAAACTTTACAATTGACGATAATGAAAATCTTGCTGTTGATAACAGAGGTGTTTCTGTTAGCGCACTATATGATTTGTATGGGAATATTGTAACTAATTTTAACGCTTTAACCGCAAAGCTTGACGCAGACTAAGGAGATAGTAATGCAAGAGGTAATAAATAGTTTAAATGAGATGTATTCCTTGCTAGAAAAAAAAGTAGCAGCGTATGAAAAGAAGTATCAGATGGTTTCAAAGAGACAAAAGGAATTAGAAGAGCTTGATCGTGTAGCTTCTGCAAGAAACAAGCGGTTATCTGCAATGGAAAGAATATATGCAAAGTATGAAGACTTTGATAAATCTGTAAAAGAGTTTGAAGCAAAAAAACGTGATTATAGGGACGAGGTTGCTAAGATTGACAAATCTGCTGAAGATAACGATGTTGTACTCCAAGATATAAAAGAGCAGAATGTAAAACTTGATACTCGTAAAAAGGTTTTATCTAAACAAGCTGTTTCGCTAAAAGAACGTGAAATTGCATTTGATGCAAAGCGTAAAGAACTTAATGATATTATTAGTGGTGTTGCTGTAAAAAATCTTATTAAGTAAGGAATGTTATGGCTGAATATTTTGATGTAAGGGGTTTTTCCCAAGCATATAGTAAAAATAATATTCCTCATTTTCCGTCAGATAGAGATGAGACTGGAAATCCGAGATATTATGGGTTGTTATCGCATCTTGGTTCTTGGGTTATCTTAGAAGACACTGGAGCAACAGCTACTTCTGGTACATATCGTTATGTTTTTGGTAAGAGCAAATATGCTGCTAACTGGACTGGACGAGCTGGACTAACTTATGACTTGTTTAATGAGGCTTATTAATGACTGAGTTTAGGATAAATCAATTTTCAGGCGAGCTTGATAAGGTTCGTAGTGATGATGAAATCCAAGACCTTATGTGGGTTCTTCCACCTATAGATGATTTTTATGGCCCCGTTGATGGATTACCAGCTGACCCAACTGTTGGTGATAGATATATTGCTGACTCTACAGCTAATGGATGGACTCAGGATTATGTCTATGAATGGGATGGAACTGAATGGGAAGAAACTACACCAGAAGAAGGATGGATGGTTTGGGACTTACTTGGTCTTATTTTCTGGGTATTCTTTTCAGGTGGATGGATGGAAGAAGGTTCTTTTACATATGTTCCATATGAAGGAGCACTTTATGATGTAAATTTGGGAGCTAAAGAATTAACTACTTTAAGTAATATTTTAATAAAAACAGTTCAAATGACATAAGGAGAATATAATGGCTAAAAAGGGTTCATGTGGAGGTACACCAAGAGTAGGTAAAAAGGGAGATGCTAAACCAGGTAGAGGTGGTAGAGGTCGTGGTAATGGAAGAAGGAAAAAGTAATAATGGAAAAATTATACACAGAATATGGGAAGTTAATGGTTCAGTTAGAATTACTTAACGGGCAAATAACAAGATGTAAACAAGATATTCAAAAAGAATTAAACAGACCACAGGTTAAAGAAGAACCAAAGGACGAATAATGATTGGATCAGTATTCCTAACATATGTTAAACGTAAATTTAAAAGAGAAGATAAAGATACTGAAATCTATCAAGCTACTACAGATACAATAGCTGATATGAGGCTTCAGTTTAAATCAGAGGATTATAAGGAAGAAACATATTCTTCTGGTATTTCTACCATTGGAGAATATAAACTTGGTTTACCTTCTGATTACGGGCATATCATAGGAAATATTTCAATCACAGATACCGACGCAGATGAAAAATATCCACCCTTACACAAGATAAGTAAGGAAAAGTATGATGAAAAGTATAATCAAAGGTTACTTACTGATACTGGTAACATGGACACGGCTACACCTACAGAGTTCTGTATTTATGCAAAGCAGATATACGTAGGACCTGTTCCTGATAAAACTACTTATCGTTATCAGTTCAACTATACAACCGAGGATTATACTGAAATTGCTGCCGATACTGACCCAGTTCCTTTTGCTTCAATGTATCGTAATGTGTTACGTTCTGGTGTTCTTGCAGAAATACATGACGGGTTGGAGAACTTTGAAGAGAGTGCTTATTGGAGAGCCATATATTTACAAGGTCTTGGGAAAATTGCTGATAACGACGAAGATAATATTAGAGATGACGATGGTGTTCAATTTAGGGGTATTTGATATGGCTGGATTAATGGATATTATAAAAGGATTAACTGGCGGTGGTCAAGTTCAAGCTGATCAATCACAGTTAATGCAAATGGCCACACCTCAAAATCCAAAGCAAGAAGTTATGGGATTATTAAACCAAGTGTTTAAAGACCCTGCGGTTGTTTCTGGTATTGCTGGTAACATTGACGTAGAGACTGGTGGCACGTTTGATTATAAACAAAAACAGTCGGGTGGTGGACAAGGTGAGGGGCTTTTTCAGTTCACAAAACCAGAAATGAAATCTGCATATAAAGATTATTTAAACTTAACACAATCTGAAGATAGTGCTCGGAACCAAGTTTACTTTGTTAAAAGCCTTTTAGATAGTAATGAGTTTTATGATGTTGGGTCCGGTCATAGAAGTAAACTGAAAAAAGCATTTGGTTCTGGTGATCCAGAATTTGTTGCATCTGAATTTTCAGAGAGATTTGAACGACCAGGTGAACCGCATTTAGAAAGACGTATGAGTTCAGCTAAAAAAATATATAAGGAGAGTAAATAATGGCAAATGTTCCAATAATTTCTTGGAGTGAAACTACACCTGCTGGTGGAGATAACATTGCTCAGGGTGATGATAAAATTAGAGAAGCTAAAAAACAAATTAGAGAGATTATAAATGTAGACCACGATTTTCCTAGTTCTGGACAAGCAGCTGATAATGGTCAACATAAACAGGTTACGCTTCAAGAACAAGCTGATTTAGGTACTGGTGCTGTTAGCGCTACTATTCTTGGTTCACAGACTATTGATGGTAAGGGTGAACTTGTTTATACAGACGAAGATGATAATGATGTTCAGTTAACAAAAGCTGGTGTTGCATATCCAAGTCAAAGCACAACGCTTGCTGATTGGGCAACTGTTATGGCTCTTGTATATCCAGTTGGTTCTGTATATACGAACTCTGCTGTAGCTACAAACCCAGCAACGTTACTTGGTATTGGAACCTGGGTGGCTATTGAAGGTGAATGTATTGTTGGTTTAGAAGCTGGTGCTGAATTTGATACATTAGGAACTGTTTCTGAAGGTGAAACAACTCATGTTATTACAGAAGCTGAGTTAGCTGCACATACACATGGTAGTGTTTTTGTTTCTGGAAGCACTAATGGTGATGGAGTTGGTGGACCATTCTCAGTTGTAGGAACTTCAGCATCAACTGGTAGTAACACTGCACATAATAACATTCAGCCAAGTTATGTATGTTATGTATGGCGAAGAACTGCATAGGAGTTTTTAATGTCGATTAGTGAACTTAAAAAAGGTTCTATTTTAGTCAACGCTGGAATTAACGTAAGCATACCAGCTGAATATTTAGATGACCATGCGTTAAGAAACTCTGTTAACTTTGATATATCAAGGAACTTGTTGCAGAAACGCTCTGGTGAGACTGTTCTTGGTGGTGTTATTGGTGGTACTGGTATTGAGATTATGAGTGGTTCTCAATATAACAGAGAGGGCACTAAGTATAATGTCAGAGTTGGGTTGGACAAGATCGAACGGTACAATCCTACGAGTGACGTTTGGGTTGATATTACAGGAACAGATTTAACAGCAACAACCGATGACCTTCACGATATTGCAATACCGCTACTTTCTGGTAAAAGAATATTAACCATATCAAATGGTATTGACGTTATACGCAAATGGAACGCAACTGGTGATGTGGATTATCTTGGTGGAACTCCTCCTGTAGCTAAATTCATTCAGGAATATAAAACATATCTTGTTTGTGCGAACATAGCTGGCGGTACTGATATTGCTCAACGTGTTCAATGGAGCGATACTGCCGCTCCTGAAACCTGGACTGGTGGAAACTCTGGTGCTGTTGATTTGGTTGAAGATGGTGGTGATATTACTGGTATGGCTCTATACGGTGATTATCTAGCTGTTCATAAAGACAGTTCTATCTATCTTGGATATCTTGTCAGCACAACTGCCATATTTCAATTTGCTCG